TGGTGGTAGTAATTTACAATTTATAGGATATTTAACTGGTACAAATTTATCTAGTTCTTGGGTTAATTTGGGTATGTTGATGCCTAGGGCTACACCAAACATTTTAGCTGATCAAGTTTATGTATGTCTTAAAAATTATATAGATAGTGAAAATTATAATTGGTTATCGATAAACACTCTATCTTTTGTAAATGGTACTAATTTATTAGGTGGCTTTAGTTATAGCGGATCATATACCGGAAGTACTGGTACTACTGGAGTAAATCAATATAATCAAGTTATCAAATTACCATGTCTAACAGAAGTTTTTTCACAAACTAAAACAACCGCTAGCACTAATTATACTTTAACTGAAGAAGGGTGGTATGATATCGATGGTACATTATACATTAAGGGTAAAACTGGATCTATAACAGATCTTACTTTCTCCTATGATATGACTCAGTTAATAACTTCTACCTATACACTTACTTCGGATTTAACTAATGAAATTTTTTCACATGAAGGTATTGATGAAAAAATACCATTTCATGCTAAATTATTTGCTATTACTGGTGAATCCGGTAGTTTAGTAATAAATCCTAATTCGGTAAGTGCTTGGTTTAGTTCTGCTAGTTCTGCTGCTAATTTCAATTCTACTGGAACTAGCACTTATGCTATAGCTAATTACATTATAACAAGAAGAAATTATGCTTAATTGGAGGTTAATATGAAAATTGAGAATGTATCATTTACCGATATTAGATTGAGAGCGTTAGGGAATCGATATTATGAGATAGCCGAACCTTTATCGGTTGTGATAAATACGGACAAAGATATCTTAGTTTATCATTTCGATGCCGGTTTTGTTACTAATTTCAGAAGTGGGGGAGCAATAGTAGATAGTTTCATAGATCAAATAGGAGATGAAGCTCATCAAATATGTTGGCTTATACACGATTCGAATTATACTCCATGTGATATGTTGAATATGGCACATCCGTTATCCAAGTCAGATAGTGATAAATTGTTAAGAGCTATGTTGAGAAAAGCAGGTGAAAGTTTATTTAAAGTTGATATGGTGTATTATTCAGTTAAGATATTTGGTAAGTCTGCTTACTATGATGATGACTCATTAACGGAAAAAAACTCAAAATTATTCAAATTTAAGAAAAATTAGTAGAAAATCTCGACAATCTATTAACGTTTTGCAACATTTTATTAACAGATGTTGATATATAATATTAAGTCAAGGAGAAAACATGGAAGATGAATTAAAAAAGAAACTTCTAGGAATTGGCTTAAAGGAAGAAGACTTGGCCGAAGTTACTGTCGCGTTTGATACAGCTGTAGAGTCCATGGTGAATGAGCGCTTAGTTGAAGAGAAGGCGAAGATTGATGCTTCATATAAAACCAAGGCTGATGACTTTTGTGAGAAGAAAATTGCCCAAGAATTAGAGTTTGAAAAAGCCGATCTTCAGAAAATTTCCGAAGAATGGTTACAGAAGAAAGCTAATACTTTAGCAAAGAAAGCTCAGATGTTGGTCGATAAAGAAGTCGATCGGATTGAAGAGAATACTTCTCAATATATCGATAAGTATTTTAATGAAGCATTCCAAGAAAAGTTTGGTGCTGAATTAGCTAATATCGAGGAGTCGGTTATTTCTTCAGTCGATCAGTATTTGGATCTCGTAATTGCTGAAAAAGTTGGTCCTCAAATGATTGAGAGTGCCGCTATGAATGAAACTTTTGCTCCAATTATTCAGGGTATTCAGAATCTGTTCGAAACACAATATGTACCATTGAATAATTCAGGTACCGCTAAATTGGAAGGTGCTAAAAAAGAGATCTCCAGTTTAGAGGAATCGCTTAAAGAACAAGTAAAAGCAAATATGAAATTAGCCGTGGAAAATGAAAAGTTCCAAAAGAATGTGTTAATTTCGGAAAAATGTTCTGAATTATCAGCTGGCAACCGTGTTAAATTGAAGAAATTCTTCGAAAATAAGCCTTTTGCCACAGTAAAGTCTGATATTGAAGAGTATTGTTTAACGTTGGAGAAAGAAAGTTCTGAAAAAGCTAATCTGATTGCAGAGAAAGCTGAATTAGAACGTAGACTTCAAATGCGTAAACCTACACCGGAACCTCGTCATGAGCCGGTTAAAACTATGTCAGAAAGAGTAATTTCAACAGATGTTACTAGACACATTCATACTGAGCCAAAACTCGAAGAGAATGTAAGTAACAGATTTAGAGCTCAAAAGGAAAGCTTAGACGAAGCTTTACTTAAAAGAGCAGCTTCATTGTTATAAAATATAAGGAGTAAAACAATGCTTATACTTAATAAAAATCATGCTGGTCAGTCAGATAAGCTAAAGCTTTCCGGCATTACAGATCCGATCATTCGTGAAAATACACGCCAATTGATCGAAAACATTCAAGGTTATCAAACTAAATCGAAATTGAACGAAGATTTTGGTATTGGTTTGAATCCGCCTACTGGTTTGAATCAAGGTATTCCTACTGGTGGAATTGGCCATGGTGCTTATGCTCCAGTAACTTGGGCAGTTGCTCGAAGGGCTTTCCCCGATCTTATCTCTAACGTATTGGTTGGTAACCACGTTATGAAGACACCGGCAGAACAGATTTTCGCACTTCGTAACATTTATTTAACTAATGATAAGACGAAGATGGTTGAAGCTGCATGGCGTGCCGTTGGTAAGTTCTCTGGTTTTACTGGTTCTCAACCCGGTCGTGAAGGTCCAGTTGATTCTGGTACTGCCGCTGCTGGTACGGAGAATCCTGAACACTGGAAACTTGGCGGCGATCCTGATAAGTTCGAAAAGATGCCAGAACTTGGTATCAACATGATTTCTCAGGTCGTTGTGGCCCAGAAACGTCAGGTTGGTGCTTCTATCAGTACTGATGCTCTTGAGGATTTGAATTCCCAACATGGTATTGATGGTTTACAACATCTCACTCGTTTGTTACAATATGAGTTAAGTGCGGAAATGGATCGTGAAACTATTTCTCATTGTAAAGCTCATTGTATTCCTCAGATTATCAATAAGTCCGATACGACTTTAGCTGATAACACGGGCTGGGTCGGTAGAAGTTCTATGGAACGTTTCTCTTGGATCAGAACTTTGATCATGAGAAAGGCTAACGAAATTGGTACTGCTACTCGTATTAGTGCTGCTAACGTAATGGTGGTTTCACCTGATGTTGCTACAGTATTACAAGCTGGTAACAGCCAATATTTCACTGCTTTCAACGGAACGGTTGATGCTTTGAAAACCACGGCAGAAATTGGTACCTTAAATGGTAACATTCGGTGCTTCGTGGATAGATATCAGGGTGGTGAACATGCCAATGGCACAGAAGATACCGGAGAAGTTCTTCTAGCTTATAAGGGTAGTGCAAACGATGACGCTGGTGTTATCTTCTGTCCTTATATCATGGACGTTGTGCAAACTGCTACTGATCCTACCGACTTCTCACCTAGGGTTGCTGTAAAGGCTCGTTATGCTTATGCAGATAACATTCTCGGTTCAGAAAACTATTATCGGTTATTGAAGTTCAACAAGATCTTCGATGACGCTAACCTTGTGTTCTAATAAGGAGACTTACACATGATTAAAACTACTATTTATCATCAAGGAAACGACACTGATTTCGGTGACGTTTTCACCCCGGATTCTTCAGTTGGTTGCGGTCGTATTCAATTCCAAGAAGGTAAAAATTGGTTGAATGTTGCTACCGTGATTTCACCGAAGTTCCCTGAAACTGATTGGGATAAGTCCGTAAGTGGCACTTCTGCTACTATTGATACTCTATCTGCATATTACTTATCTAAGGATTATGCTGGAGCCAATAGTGCTAATGTTACTCTTGGAACCTTCTTCCAGAGTTCTGATAAGGGCGATTATCAGATTAATGCTTCGGCTTTCATACCGCAAGCTTAATTCTAGCTTAAATTCAAAAAAAACCGATCTAAATAAGATCGGTTTTTTGTAGATAGTAGATAACTAATTTGAATGGAAAGAACAAAATCTATCTTTTATACATCTCAATGGCTATAATCTTTAGCAAAACTTCTAAAATATTCTACACTTGGTATTTTTAATACTGTTCCTGGCATAAACTGATGTTGTATATCCATGATGTTATTATAACTACATAACATCCACCAGTATTTGTCATCTTGATATACGCGATAAGACAATAAATCTGGTCTTCCTTCTTCAGTTTCTCTTATCGAAACATAACCATAGTTTACATCATAATCCCATTCTGGAACACTGCCAAGATCATATTCACTTACACCGTTTACTACGTTTTGCTGATAAAATGAAGTTCTATCATATATCGATTTCATCTATATTTCCTCGTTTCGATTACTATATCGGATAATGGTGTAACTGTATATGGTATATTATCAGGATTAGTATAAAATGATATATCTGTAAATTCGTAATAATTAGTTCCCGATTTAGCACTATAATTACAAGTATAAAGACTAAGTCCAGTTTGAGTATTCTTGTATAATGTATTAGCATCAAAAGTAATATTTACCGATATTTGATTAACTTTTTTACAAACCGGAATATAATTCAATACCAAATATCCAGAAGATAGACTAGAAGTGTTATTCAAATAATGACAATTTCTATTATTTAACAAGACATAAAGTGGAATATCAGATCCGTTAAGACTACTATCGAATGTTACTTCAGCATTGAATTTTATGTTTAAAGCATTGTGTAAATCTAAAGTTTTCTCAGTATTGCTAGTCTTATCTCGAACATAATAACTTTCTCCAATATAAGTATCAAATGGAATATATCCACTATCACCAGAATATAATTCTTGATAAACACCATTACCTGATAGATCAGCTATATTTGGTACAAAATAGGTCGAAATAGTTGGATAACACCCTAAAGTTTTGTAACCATCAATATATTCAATAATACCACCCATATTTCGTTCATCTATTTGTAATGACATATCAGGTGTTATGGAATATTTAGAAATAACATCTGTATAATTATCAAGTTTAGTACCTTTATATAATAATGTATGATTCGGCATAGCACTACATAATGCAAGATCAGTTGATAATAAATCATCAAACTGTGTTTGAAATGTGGAATAACTTAAACTATCACTAGGATTCATCATTAAACCTCTCCAAATAATGAAATCATAAGATTTTGATTTTTAATCCAGAATGCATCTCTAGTACGGTTAGAATAATCTATTCCAATCGGATTATATTGTACTGCTAAACCAGAATTTTTGGAAATTTTATTCTTTAAATCATCGTATGTAACAGCACTTCTAGACATATTAGTCATGTTTTTAGGATCATTCTCGACATTACAAATCTCATCGCCCGTGATGGGTACTTCGTATAAGTCCGATTTTAATCTTAAATTTATACCAGCAGATAAATCTGACTTAGCTAAATAAAACCCAACATTTAACATTCTACCAGCAAAACTACCACTATTTTCGGTACAGATTCCACCGGAATTAGCAAAATCACCATAATTATATTCAGGTCTTATATCGAAACGTTGAACTAATTGACCATTGCAGTATAAACCTAAAATGGGTGTGAAATATTCATAACTATTCCATTGTTGCCAAGGATTAACATGCTGATCTAAATTACTATCAGCATAATCTTGCATATATATGTTTATGCTGCCTTCTATAAATACTCCTGTTACGGTCATATAATCTGGAATATTTACACCTTTTAATGGAATTCCTACACTATTTCTATAAGTATTTTGATCATCAACTGTATAATTACCTATGGGGTCATCAGTATAACATTGATAGTTTCCTATACCGGAACACGCAATTGGGTTTGAGTTTATTTGGTGTTTCATATTCAGGAATGTCATATTCTGGCCATCATAATATATGCATTGATAGTTTAATGGTGTTGAATTTGGAATAGACGAAGCAAAACCAGATGAATTAATAGAGAAAGTCATATAATTTTCGTGATCCGTGAAAATTATATCATTTAATGCTGAACTTGGATATAAACTTAAGATGTTAGATTCGATATTTTCATCATTTTTAGTTAACATCTGATCTATTTTATTAAAATAATCACTATCAAAAATCGAACCTCTATTCAATGAAGTGGGATTGCCTTTTTTACCAAATTCAGATAATTCGATCATATTTAGTATTTATATTGTAATACATGAATTACTTAATAGTATTGACAAAATGTTATAATGTAAAAGATTTCATGACATTTTACGATTATCACATTAGATTATTTGATAAGATTATAGTGTATGATAACGAATCAAGTGTTAAAATACCGGTAAAATCCGAAAAGATAATTGGTTTTCCAGATCAATATTCTTTATATAATGAAATTATGAAAAATTTCCCATTTAAAAATGACGATTTAGTATGTTTTCTTGATGATGATGAGTATTTATATACAGATTTTGATAAAAATGGGTTTAATGATGCCGTTTACGGAGTTTTAGATCGGTATGGAGCAAATATTTTACATATACCCGAGATACTTATCAGTACTAAAGTTTTGCTCTCTAAACGCCATGAAACGCTGCCCATTACTTCGAGATATATCAGATTGGATAAAGGTAATACATGTAAGTGTATTATTCGTTATAAAAAAACACATTATGATTTTAATTTCAAAAATATTATGATATCTGACACAATAGGTCATATACCGAGTATAAATGGAGTTAAATATAGTGTTGGTATGTCTACATTTCCCGATATATCTTATAGCAGTTATGCTAAAGTGGATTTAGATGCAAAGATAAGGTTATATCATTATCACATTAAATCGGAAGCGGATTGGTTGATTAAATTGAACAGGGGTAGTGCTGCTACCAAGATACCTTGGTATAGTAATGATATAAGAATGAATTATGCTTTTTCTGGATATGATACTATTGATAATAGTGTCTATTATAAAGTTAAAGAAAATCTATATTGAATAATATGAAAGTTGAAAAGATAGATTATACTAAGTTTTCATTGCTTAAACCCGTAGAAGATACATGTATGATTCAGTCAGATACAGATTCTATGTATATGAGTGCGGATGAATTATACCAAAAGACACCTGATATGGACGATATGAAGTTCTTATTAGGTATAGATAAGATGTTTGGCGATTTTTGGAACAATTTTTTAACTAATAAAGCTAAATCCGAAGGGGTCGAAGATCTTATTAAATTCAGTAGAGAGAGCTTATTTGGGTCATTTTTGTCTATTAAAAAGAAGATGTATATAGGTACCAAGGTAGTAGAAGATGATCAAATCTATGGTTATGATCATTGGAAACCCAAGATTAGTGGTATTTCGTTGCATAAGTCAGCTATGCCCAAATTCTGTAAAACTAAAGGTGATCCCTTGATTTTTAACATTTTGACTAAACATAATAAAGCAGAAACCGATTCCGAAATGGTGAATATTTTTAACGAATATAAGAAACAGAAAATAGAAGATATAAGTTCAAATGGCTCAATAGGTGATTATAAGAAATATGTTCCTGAAAGAATGAAAACTTATTTATCTGAGCCAATTTTGTCTAATTTTATGAAAGGTTGGTCAATTAATGCAAAAATGGCATTCAGTTATAATTGGATTCTTGAAAAATTCAATTTACCTTTGACACCTATTAGTAGTGGAGAAAAATTCAATTATATCTTCGTTAATCCTACAAATCAGTTTGGTATAGAATCTATAGCTTATGTTGATGAATGGCCAGAACAATTTTCGAAATTTTTTGAGATTGATTATGAAATGTCTTTTAGAAAGTTCTTTTTACCTATTTTCGATCAGGTTTATAATATAATCCATTGGAAAAATGATGACGAAATTATACCGTTGAAACGGTCAAGTTTGGATTTTTTGCACGGTTGATATATAAGATTATGATAAAACAATTGTTAAAACTTTATTGTGCCAGACGTGTTATAACGGGTGGTTCTATTGCATATATGTTTGAAAGTATTAAAGATTGGTCCCCTCTATTAGATAAACTTCGTAAAGAATTCTTAAAGAATCCAAATACATATTTGAAAGAGATTTCGGAATTTTTATCGAATGTGCCTGATAAATCTTTCATCGATTTGAATGATTGTCCGAAAGAGGATTATCTCGAACACAACAAAATTTTCGTATTACATGTTACAGAATATAGAAATATGCTTTATTCATTACAAACCGTGATGCAAAAAATGGCAAAATGAATAATTTCGAACGACAAAAAAAATTCATGCTCGATCAAATAGAATACATGAATCGTATAAAATGGTTCAAAGGAATCGAAATTAATTCGGATCCAACAGAGTCGTTCTTAATAGATTGGGTTAAAAAAGGTGGAGCAGAAGAGTTTAGAAAAAAATGGGAAAAAGAAAATGGTTCTTTAAATGACATTTAACTTATTTAAGCCATTACTTACACAAGTTAAAACTATAGAATAAGTATTTCCCTTAGCATAAAGATGTTGTATACGAGTAATTATATAATTACCATCGTTGACTTTATCTTGATTCGATGAATTAGTTTCGAAATATATCTGTATACAATCCCCAAGATTTAATGTATTGCTAGGATTATCTAAATAAGCTTTATCCTGTTTATTAACAGTATATGAAATCTGAATGAAATTAGCAAAAAATGACAAATAATTTAATTGGTTTATATTTGGAGACACATCATAATGATCATGATGATCTGGCCAATGTATTACTCCTTCCTGCCTAGAATAACTCGGATAAATACCTTTATTATTCAAAATATTATCATTTTTACATTGTGGACAAAGCCAGTGCCCATTTTTAATCAAATTTAGATCTTTATTCGGTAATGTATACTCACATTTATCGCATTTAATTTCATTTTTATCAAAATTCTTAAAAGATGAATATTTAGCCGGACCTATATCATTAGATGTACTAGTAAATGATCTTTTATTCATCAATAAATTTATACCCGAAACAATATCTTTAACATTAACACTATCATTAATTTCGAATTCTGTAGTATTTAACGTTTCCGTTGTATCTAATATAGTAGTTGTAACATTATAACCATACTTATTACGAATCAAACCAGTGTTATTGCCCATATTAACAGAATCATATACAATATAAGTAGCTTTATTCCATTCTTTATTCTTTTGAGCTAAAGTTTGTTTATAAGCTTGATTTATAAATGTAAAAGTCGGATTTCTTGTACTCATTTTTAGCAAGGTATCAGCTTTCACATCACCATTTATAGTAGTATACACTATTAAAGAATCTGAATTGCTTATAAACGAATGTTCTAAAACTTTTTCTATGAAATTTTTATAAGAGTTATTGGCATTAAGCCATAATTGTCTATCATTGGTTGATATATCGTTTCTATAAAAAGTCAAGCCCAAACTGTTATATAATTGTTCCAACACTTCTATTGAAGTTTCCTGATGATATGAGATATAACGAACATAATTGTTAAACATTTCAGTATTAACTAAAGAACAGATGATTTGGTAATGATAATCACCTATACCATTAGAAATATCAGTTTGAATGCTTAAAATGGTCAATTTAGTTTCAATAGAAATGGGTGGTTTTGTATCCGAATTTGCCGATCCGATGAATAATTTAGCATAAATAATATCCCCTATTTTCAAAGGTCTTAAATAAGAGTATTTGCCCGAATCTTCTAAGGTTAATATAACTTTTGGCAAACTAGATAACAGGTTTTCATCAAATTCAACTTTTATTATATCATCTAAATTGAATCTAGCTCCAGAAGAATCGGGATTATATAATCTTAGATCTAGATCTACAGTAGAAGCTAGGTTCGGATTAATTTCCCGATTCGAATATAATGCTTCTTCTGTATTTTCAGAATTGAAATTGCCCATTATGCTAATGTTATCTTGAAACTATAATCGCCTTTATTCCAAGACCCTATTTTTAAGGAATTACATATTCGATATGCTTCTCCTACACTGTTAGGTGCAGAAAACATTCTATAATCACTATCGTTTAATAATAACAACCAGGATAAATAATTTAATTTTGAATAAGCATACAGATGACATGATGCTAAAGTCACTTTTAGATCTTTATACCTAGAATAAACTTCCATAGCTTCATTAGATATGCTAATTGAAGGTTTAGATAAATTCTGCAAATATGAAAAAACTTGATATAAACCTTTATTATCCGTGTTATTCTTAATAATTTCGATATATTCATCTGTAAGTTCATCTGTTATTTCATCTATTCCAAGTTGTTTGAACAATGAAAGCATTAAAGATTTACTCATCATTTTAAATCTATTGTCTTGACCATCACCGAATTTTCCACATTTACCTTTGACTTCTATTTTTTGATTGGTATCTAAATCTACTAAATCCCCTTTGTCTTTACAAAAACCTAAATTTACAAATAATGATGCGAAAAGAAATTCACCTCTACCTATTGCAGGTCTATTAGTTGTTACTCTTAAAGCATCAGTGATATATTCGGGTTTAAGATAACCATCTAGACTGGATTGTTTCAACAGTGATGATAATTTAGCAGGACCATATTCCATAGGTTTAAAATGAGTTTTATATAATTTTTCAAAGAATTTATCTGGAAAACCTATCAAATCTTTCTCAATTATCTGAGCATGATCTGTAATAACATTATGTTTACCAGATTTAGTTTCTGTCCATAACTTTGCTAATTTTGCTTCTATATTGTCCAAATTTATCTCATTTTTTATCCTTTGCAAGATATCATCGTTAACTTGAACTTCTTTACCATTTACGGATACATTTGGCATATCATATATATGAATATGGCGAACAGTACAAATTCATCTAATTTAGATTATACTAAGTTGACTCATTCTCAAATAGTAAACGATTTCATTCAACGAGTAAAAAATGATTCTAGATTTGCCAAATTATCTAATGCTTCGATATTCGTATTATTAACCGAAGCTGTTGCTGGTGTATTTGATATGTCAAATTATTATATTCAACGTACTGCCGAAGAAAATTTCATAGACACTGCAAGATTAACTAGTTCTATAATAAAATGGTGTCATAATCTTTCATATCAACCTAGAAGACCTATACCGGCTCATGCTAATATAGCAGTTCAATTAAAAGGTCCACTACCTATTACTTGTAGTATAGGTGATGTTATTTGGTTCAATACTAATGATATAAACTTCACATATTCGGATCATAATTACATATTCCAGAATTCTTATTCTTATACCTTAACTGCTAGTGATATTTCTAATGGTAAAAGTTCTACATGGTCTAAATTAATCAAATATGCAATACCTAGTAAAATAAAAGATGGTTATATAGACTTAAATGGGGCAAAAGCATATAAAACAGGTGATCTTGAAGATGTTAAAGTGATTCAAGGTACAAGAAAAACTACTACTATTAAAGCTAAAGATTATGTCCATAAAATGAGAAAACAATATCAAAAATATGATATTAACGATCTTAATTTCTCAGATTACATTGGCGAACGGGATCCTTTTGCTATCAAAAATGATGTTATTTATCCGGCAAACGGGATTTGTAGAATCGGCTTAAGCAAAGATGTAAATAATCCTTATGAAAGAACTTTTAATATCGAATTAACTGATATTTATCTTAATTCTTCAGCATTAGCTTATAACGATTCGAATACTACACCAGAAAATCCACTTGATATTTGTAAGGTTTATTCTAATCAAGATAAAACTGTTAGAATTGAATTCGGTGATGGTGCTATTGCTTCTAACGGGTTCAATAATATAGAAGAAATATTAACAATTTCTTATTTGAGCACAGATGGTTATGTTGCAAATAAGTCGGGTTCAACAGGAGATCTGATAAAAACATCAAATAAGTTCTATTCTATCGGTACTAACATAACGAATGTAACTAATAATATTTCGTTTATTTTACAATCTGATATAGCAGGCGGATCTGATTTTGAAAGTGATGAAAAGATGAAAAGAAATGCTAAAATAGCATTTTCAAGTCAAAATTCTCTTATTTCATTGCAGGATTATCAATCATTCTTGATGACACTTTCGGATCCTATTAATGTTCAACATGCTTCTGTTGTAAGCGAATATAAAACAGAATCTAGCATTACTGGAGAACATCACGAGTTACAAAACGTTTTGCTTTATTCTATTACGAATTCATTTTACAGAAATTCTAAACCTTTGAATATATTCGATGATCAATATGATACTACGGCATATAGCAATTTAATGCTTTATGACAATAGAACCGAGTATCTCGATCATATTTTAGACACGTATCGCTTATATAAAGCACCTTATCAGTTCTATTTGACTCAATATGGTGATAATACGAGTTCGTTCAGGTCAAAATTACAGGATATCCAAGGACGAATCAAATATAAAACAGAAACTAGTTCTAGGTTATATAGTATAATTCCAATAGTTCATTACTTCGATATTGTAGGAAATATAAAAGTTAATAAAACGGCTGATATCGGAACAATAAAAAATAACTTGGAAACAGAGATTACTGAATACTTTGACAAAAATGTAACATTTAACACAGAAGTTTATAAAGCCGATCTATCATCTAAAATTCTAAATATTGATAATGTTGCAACAGCCACAATAGATATAAAACCATCTAATTTGCTAAAATCACCAGATGTAACTTATAATTTCATATATGGTACTAATTTCGAATTGAAGTTAGTTAATTCAACATTAGAAAATAATTACAATATCTTATTACTAGATATAAACACATCTAATGGATCAATTATCAGTGCTGATTTATTAGCTAATAAAAGATTGAGTATCACCATTTATTATACTAATTCTGCTGGTGTACTGGCGAGTTATAATCTAAATATCATTCCTAAATCGGTAACTGAGTATAATGGAATAGTAACTATTGTTACACCTAACAATTTCGAAATAGATGGAACTATTAGTTCGGAAAATGAAATGGAATTGTTAGTTGCCGAAGAAGATGATTTAGCTAGTCTTAGTGCATTATCTCGGGATAGTGTTTATTCTACAGGTACTAACACTATACTAGGATCAGATGTATTAAAGGCTTTGACTAATTATCTTTCTAGCTTAGATACTAAAGTTACAGCTGATCGAGCAATACCATTGCCATATTATCTTTATGCTTATCCTAAATATGGTCATGCTGAAGAATATAAAAAATTATCTAACTCGGATTATAATGTAGCAAAATTCTTATATGAAGGGCTAGATAATATAATAAAATCATTGAATATAACATTAGAATCAACTGATTTAACTAGTTCTAATTGGATTATAGTAAATATGATGGTGAAAGATCTATATATGATATTGGCAGCAAGTTTAGCCGATAGCGTATTAGATGAAAATAATAACGTTGTAAATTATTCTTTACCTAACGAAATACCAGTTTTTAGATTGAATCAACTGACTTATTCATATTAATATCTACATATTCATCAAGATACTTAATATAAAGATCTAAAATATGCTTGAAATCTTCCCCATTTTTGGCATAATATCCCATAGCTCGGTCGTGGCCTCCCCCTTCCCCTACCTTAGCACTAATAAAGCTAAGAGGGATCTCATCGCTACGTATAGATATCTTCAACTTACTTGGCCATACCGCGATTAAATATTTTGGATTGAAATCTCGTCGAATATAATATGATATCTCGGCCAGATGATCGACTTCACTAATAAGCATCCCGTTTTTAAGATTTTGAATCTCTAATTTATCATATTCATCTGCCAGAGATTTAGCATAATTAGCTAGAAAATCTTCATCATTTTTGTCGAATTTCAAACCAAATGTGAATTTCCAAATGAATTCATTGAAACCGAGATACCAATAAATAGCATTTAACTTGAAAGAAAGCTTATTTTTAAGAACCCAACGATCATAATCATCAGTAACATCAACTATTTGTTCGAGATAATCTATTTTGAAATACTTTTTATAAAAATCATAAGCTAGTTTAGCACCACTTCTGCTTTCATCAATAAATACATTTTCTTTAATATTCAGACATTTTTTTGCTGTTGTATGATGATCCAAAACCAAAACTGGTTTACCTAAATCTTGAAAATCTTTTACACTGGTAGTCTTATTAGGACAGAAATCGGTAAAAATAATGCAATCATAATTGTCAATATTATTCCTAGCATAATCCAAAGATTCTGGTTCTTTTTTATTATAATTGATCATTCGAACATTAATTATGTTATATACTTGTTTAAGAACAATAGCCGAAACGGCTCCATCTAGATCTATGTGAGTAAAATTGAGAACTTTCAAATTGGGATTCAAGAAATAGGTATAATTTTCCATATATTATATAATATACTAAATTATTCAAGTTTTCTCAAATAAAAAACCCAGTTAAAACTGGGTTTTCATTTTAATTTTGCTGAACTTCTTTTTCAACTTCTATAGGTTCTGGTGTAGATGTATCTTGTTTCTTAGCTTCACGTCTAGCTTTTCTCGCAGCCCGTTCAGCCTTTTCAGCTTCGCTGGCAATATTTTCATCTTCCAGTGTAGGTTCAGCTTTAACAACGTCTCTAGCCAAAGCATCGACATCATTATGATAATTGTATTTACACTTGATGAAATCTGAAAATTTAGTATTAGTAAGCAAAGGTTTAACGAATTCTTCTGAGTAAGTTTCTTCTTCCTTGAAAGTTTTCGTTATTTCACCAGTAGTCTTATCCAAATCGATATCTACTCGATAATATGAACCCGGCTTATCTTTATTAACTACTCCGCTTTCTACTAAGTCATCTAGAAGGCCAAACCATCTATCAACACCGCGATCTACCATTATTCGGTACTTAACTTTACTGTTTTCGACCGCTTCACGTCCTTTCTTGATCACGGCATTACAGATTTTGCCCAATACTGTCTTAGTTTCATCATCCTTTACTTTAGCAGCACTATTTACCAAAACGATAGCATCTGAATTGAAATAGAGTTTTGATCCACCCGGAATGTTTTTGGGGTCACCATACATTTGCAACGAAGCATAAGTGTGATTGATTACTAATACTGTAAAACCACAAGCATGCATGATGTTAGCTAACTCATTTTTGAATTTGCTTGTAGAACCCATATCGACTGTACTTGAGCCCTCTTCAGCTTTAGCCATCACCTGGGTCGATACAAGATCGCCCCAAGAATCAAGAAGAACGAACACATTTTCACGATCCTTCTTCTCTACATCTTTGGCGATATTGGTGAAAATCTCTTTAAGATCGGATATGATTTGAGTATCAAAAATACCTACGTCATCCATATTTATCCCCAAAGCATTAGCTATTTTATAATCGAAAGCTCGTTCAGTATCAATTACGAAGCAATCCATTCCCGTACGAAATGCTTCTGCTAGGAAATGTAACCCGATGATGGATTTGCCCATCGTACTATCAGCAGCAATTTCGCTGATAGCTCCTCTTTTAATGCCACTATTCATAATTCTACCCGAGAATAGAATATCTATAGCTGGAATTGTGGATGAAATGAATGTATCTGGCTTCTTAATAGAGATCATGTCAGCCAGCTTCTTATTACGCATGATGCTCTTAACTAAATTAGACATATTTTACCTTTTTTAATAATAGATTCTTTGAAAATCTGAATCTAGAACGTGATTATATTTGAATATAGTTATATATTTTACTTATTTTCGTTGAAAATGACCATTTTAGTCACTTCATATATACAATATGAACGAAGAATTTTCTAATGGTGTAGTTAATACTGGTTTATCGACTGGAGTACCAACTGGCGGTATAGGTAAGGGAGCTACGTGTCATCCCGTACCACATTTTCGTGATTTTTATAAGCGAAAGAAGAAAAAGGTAAAAAATGAAAATAAATAACATTTATATTGATTTAGAAGGTGTTTTAGCTGATTTTTTATGTCAAGCCCAGACTTACAATATGGTTAACAGCAAAGGTATAGCAGACTGGAATTCTATACGTGTTGCCGGTGCTTCATTTTGGCCTACTATGCCCTGGACAAAAAATGGAAAAAGCCTTTTTGATATTTTAGTTCATTTTTGCATAGAAAACAACATCAATTTATGCATATTAGCTATTGCTAATGATGATAGCATGAAATCTGGGAAAACAGATTGGATTAAGAACAATTTGCACATTAACTTGTTAAACGTTCATTTCGTTAAAACTGGTTTTGATAAATCTAGATTTGCCAATCCTTCTTCCGTATTAATAGATGATTTTTATAAAAATGTTGCTTATTTCAGAGCTAGACAAGGTTATGCGATATTATATAAAAATAATCCAGATGACATTATAGTTCAACTCAATAATCTAGTTGCAGGAATAATTCCGGAAAAATATATCGCGGAAGCTATACATGACAAAAAAGTGATCCGAGATGGTAAAAAAGAGGTTAAAAAAGTAACCGATAGAAAAGGTTATCGTGTAGAATATGATAAAGTTACTAATCTACCTAAAGAAGTAAAAATAACTACTAAAGAGAAATTAGCTAGGAAACAGGGTCAAAAAAGTGGCAGTTTGAAACGTTATGGTCAAATTAATGTTATGCAACAGAGACGAGAACGTTCATTTAAGATACGAGATATGCAAGGTCTGGCACATTACTCTGATAATCATGGTAAAATTATATTACCCAAATTAAAGGACGATTAAATCATGGCCGGTTTGACTAATTTTTTCAACATGAAATATAAATCTAATGCTAAATTTCTAGTTTATATAAAAATTGGCACCGGTGATAGATTGTTATTAACTACAGTAAAAGATGTTACACTTCCTAAACTAACATTAGGTACATTAGAACTAAAATATGGTAATGTTAATGAAACTGTAATGATTCCGAAATATGGTACTGAAGATTTACAATTAGACATCATGGAAGATAGTCATTTTTCTATATATTCTATGATAGTTGCATTAAAACATGAAAATTATGCCCCGTATGATTATGTTAATGCAGGTTATATTGGTAGGGATGATGTTAATATAGAAGTTGATGAATTGTCTATGGATAATTCTAGAATTCTTATTAAACATATATTTAATAATTGTAAATTATCAAATAATGATGCCTTAGTTTTGGATTATCAGAATACCGGCCCTACATTTTATAATATTTCCTTTGCATATCAAAAATATGTAATTCAATACACAACGGATAATACTATGATAAACGATCCATCTTTTCAAAAAAGTATAGTGGATGCTAAACCTATACTAAGTAAATCATGAATGATTTTTTCCCCGCAACATTGATTACAAATGGTCATTTTTATGGATTTCAATACAATCCAGCTAATATAGTGCCGAATTATGATGCTTTTCCTCTGATTTATTGTGTTGGGCCATCTTTGACCAATATAAACAATATTCGTGGTTTGAATTTACATCATATTCCTAGAACTCAAAGATTTGAATTTTTAAAGAAAATGGAAAAGGAGTACAATTTCACGAATAAATCTCGTTGTGTTTTGACAGATGACCAATTAAATAGATTATTACCAGGTGTTATAGTAGCAATACGTGAATATAGTAGAAAAAGAATGTGTCAAGTATTCGAAATTTATAATAAATCTATGCCCAAATTCATATATTCGGATGGAAATATAAGGCAATGTATTCCCGATCGCGAAGTTATAGATTATTTTGCTAAAAGCAATAATGCTCACGTATGAGTGAGAATCTTTCCTAATTCAGAATTGATTTTCTTTACCGAATATAACATAGAAGTAGTTTTAGCATTAGATAGCGCATTTTGTAATCTCATATCACCATTGGCACTCTTAATCCAACTAGAAGTAGAAAAATAAGATAATTTATACCGTAACCATTCTCTAAGTTTAGCCATTAATAGATCCAAATTAGATATCGAATCTTCTTCTTCTGATGTTTCTGGTTCTCTGATTAAATTCCCATTTTTGTCAATCAAACCTAGTTTATAAGCTTTAGTTTGAGTTGGTATAGTCATTAAAGACTTTATGAATATGAAAACTAATATATTATCAATCTCTCTACTATGAGTCATCATATTCAATCTTTTATTAGGATCGTTAAGCTTCTCGGAAATTAGATTTAAATCTGCATGATATGAACAGTAAAGATTACAATTATTATACAATTTCCGAATGAACTTCAGTCCGCTAAGTTCTGAATCGACTAAACTATTCAATTTTTCAAAAACGAACTGATCTGTATCCATATTACTTGAAATTTTTCATTAAACTTATTTCGTGATCGTATTCGGTAATGGCATCAGTAAAAAGCTTATTGATACTAGAATTATCCTTATATTCATCTTGAACCATCAATGTTTTATCTCTGAAATTAGATAAATCTGATAAAACGGAATTCTTATCGAATTTAGTTAATGTTGGCATATCTATATCACCAAAATCGAATTTTGTTTTACCAATACCAACTTCAGTAATAGTATCAGGAAATTCTCTTAACATATTATAAATCTTATTCAAATGTATGTGTTGTGCATCAGTTTCACAAGTCCAATGCCAAACATTCACCTTAACTGAAAATAATAACGTTTCGATACAATAATCAAACAAATCACGGTATTCTTCGTTAGCTTCTTCTTTAAGATATTCTGTAAAATCGGTTAATTTTTTATCCATTTTTAAGCCTCTAATGTTATTTATAAGATTCGATCTCAAGAAAACCGCTATGTCTTTAGCTTATGGGTGATTCACTATGTTTCATAACATCACATCATATTCGTTTATTTCGAACGAATTATCTTTATAATACTTCTTTCTTTCGGCATATTGCTTCAAAATTTTATTCTTATGTATAGTACCATTCTTATTTTTATAAGACAAGTCATCAATAATATCGAATACAACCACTTTTTCTTTAGTCTCCGTTCTTCTTAAGACTCGACCAATACTTTGCAACACTTCAATTTTAGATTTACTATTAGAATACATGATGAGACAATTAAGCTTCTTTATGTTAACACCTGTACTCATTGTCTTATAAGTAGCTAAAATAATACAACCTTCAGAATTTTCAATCGAAGTTCTGATGTTTTCACGATCTTTAACACGAACAGCCCCGGTTACAACATCAATATTGAATTCAGGGAAATTAGATTCAATATAAGATTTAGTCATTTTAAGATGTTCGAGATGATGAAAAAGTATCAATGTGTT